CTGGAACTATAGCTAGTGGCGGTAATCTTGGTTTAGACTCAAATAATAAAATAGTAAAAGCTACTGATTCAGCCCCTGATGCTGATGCATCTACTAAAGGTATTGTAGAACTAGCAACTACAGCTGAAACAACAACAGGTACAGATGCAACTCGAGCGGTTACTCCTGATGGTTTAAAAGATGGTTATCAAGGGAGTACAAATGTAACAACGTTAGGTACAATAGCAACTGGAGTTTGGAATGGCACAGCTATAGCTCATGCTTATATTGGCGCCGATGCTATTGATGGAGACAATATAGCTGATGATGCTGTAAACTCTGAGCATTACGTAGATGGTTCAATTGATACGGCTCACATAGCAGATGATCAAGTAACATTTGCAAAAGCTAGTGGAGTATCTCCTAATGTTTTTGGCAATACAATAAAACTAATACCATCAGATTTTTTAGCTAATGATGATGGTGGTAATACTAAATTTGGTATCGGTTATGTTGAAGCTGCTGGAGCTGGTTATGGTATGAGAGTAGCTAATAACGCTACAGAGCTTTATGCTTTTGTTTCTATACCAGAAGGTATGAAAGCAACTCATGTTGATGTTTTTGATAAATTAGATTTAGCTATTGAAGTTTTTGAAGCACAAATAAATGCAACGACTATGGTATCTAAAGGTAGTGGTAATTGCAATACAACGTTAGATATAACAGATGTAAATGCGTCTGCAACAAACTTGTTAGTAATACAAGTAACAACAACATCTGCAACTAACGATAAAATATACGGTGGTAAAGTAACAATAGCGGCACAATAATAACAATTACTTAACATTATAATTGTTAATATAATATATTTATTAGTAATAATAAATATATGGAAACACAAAAAATAGATATTAGTCCTATTATATATATAGTGCTAATGATCACTATCTTTATGATAGCAATATAAAAAAAAGGGATAACCGTAATGGCTATCCCTTTTTTCATCCTAAATGTACAATTAGAACTGTTTGTTCTTTTGATCTTGAACTTCAAGTCTAATATCTTGAGCTAGCTGTTTTACAACTTGCATAGCTTTTCTTACCCGCGTTCCTGCGGAATTATTACCTTCAATAAATTTAGTAACATCAGACTGGCAATCATTGATTGCATCTTGTAATTCATCAAAAGCGTTATTTAGTGGATTCATATTTAATTATATTTAATTGTTTATATTTGATTACTTTTTAACAAAAAATGTTGCTAATAATACTAGTACAACTAATCCGCTAAATCCGCCAGTTCCGAAGCTAGTAACTAACGCTGTAAGGTTAGTTATAACATCCATTCCCCAAACGTCTCCGCCAGTTAATACATACCATAAAATTGTTACTGGAACTATTGACATCATAACTGCCATTAATCCTCCAAAAAATCCTGTTAAATAATTGATTACTTTTTCCATTGTTATTTTCTTTTTAGTTAATAATTAAAATTTGTAAGATACACTTAAGTTAAAAGCACCTTCTCTTTCACCAGCCTCATCTTCTTTTAAAGATAAAGTATAGTTAGGATCAAAGTATAAATTGTTCCATACTTTAATGGAATAACCTACACCTACATCCATTTTATCCATTAACTTCTCTTCAGCTTCAGCTTCGTAGTTATATACACATGTAGCCCAAAGACCGTGGTGTAAATCATACCTAGCTAATAACTCATACTTGTCTTCACCGTCCATAGTAATTCCAAGCATAAGCTTTTCGTTTAATTGATAACCAACACCCAATTTATCTGTAACACTCCAAGTTGAATCAGTAGCTTCACTAATCGTTGTTAGAGCTGAAAATTGAGCAGAAGCTATCATAGTACTGAAAGCTAAAGCTATTGTTAAAAATAATTTTGTCATAATAATTGTTTTAGTTATAAGCCTGTTATTTCACAAGATCCACCGGCACAGGCTAACTCACCAGATAGATCAGTTTCGTCAGTTGTTTCAACAATATTAGATAAATCTACATCGTTTAAGAGTTTGACTCTCTTATTAAATTCCTTTTCAGTAACATCTTCAAAAGGAGCTTGAGTATAAGTACCACCGTCATAAGGTAGCACTGATAAACCATTGTAACACTCTCTGTTATCCCACATCCACTTACCAGCTTTATCCCATTCATCTGATTTTAAACTAATTGTCGCAGACACGTTGTGAGTATTAGAGCCTTTTCTATGTCCAGGCTTAACCCATTCGGTAGCAACTTGTTTAACTCTTTTAAGTAAGTCAAAAGCAGATTCAGTTCTTAATATAGAACCTTTTGGTGCTGATTGTGGTATTTCAATAACAGCAGTATCATGTGGTCTAAAGTATTCGTCCTGTACTAAATCAGGATTATTTTCTTTTAAATATTTATATATAGGTTCGTTTTTACCTACACGTAGTCTACGTATATAAAAGTCGTTGTGCCAAGCGTGAATACCAGAACTTGTACCTAAAACTAAACTAGTAGTACCAGCAGGTTTAACACACGTTGTTCTTGCTGCTTTGTTTATACCTATTAGTTTCGCTACTCTCGTGTTTTCTCTTTTCACGATACTTGCAGCGACCTTCATATCCATTGGGAGCACAGCGGCACTCCCGATCCCTGTCATTGACACACCTATAAGAGCGTCTTTCTCTGTTGTTTCTTGCCATATTTCTCTTAGATAGTGGAATTCCGT